CCCGGTAAAGCAGAAAAGACTGCGTGCATCCGCCCATTGCGCCTTGATTTGCGGCGCAGCCTGATCACTGACACCAACGTTGAGCAGTCGCTCAAGGGACAGATAGTGTTGTACACTACCCTCGAGCGCAACGTCGGGTCCCTCCAAGAAGTACTGGAGGAGGTCAGTGTCAGTGCCTCTCTTCTCCCACGCCTGGCAAGTCCGCAAAGAAAGTCCGCGGACACCCCAGCATTGCTCCCTCGCAAACCAGCGACGGTGCTTTGCCAAGGTTGCCTTGGTAAATGTGAGGTAGGAGAGTACTCCAAGTCTCTCGTAAGAAGTTGGGATTGGGATACGGGGTTTTCCCTCCGTAACCTGTTTCCGCATCTCCGCCGCCAAGTGCCATAGGCCCTTGCAGTGGGCGTTGTTGGATTGCTCCACATACGCTATGAGAGTCAACGACTTGGAGTCACGCGATAAGTGTGAAACATACGCCGGCGTGACATCATAGCCACGATAAGCGTCCATTCCACACGACTCACGGAAGGCCCCACCTAAGTGGGTCTTCTGTAAGTTAACCTTGAGCTGTAGCAGCTCAAGGAGTCGCGCGAAGCCAGGGTACGCCCGTACGGGGAGTTGAACATCATCCCCGAATACCCGGATGCCATGAGTCAGCCTAAACAGCTTGGCCATGAGCTTAGGGGTCTTTGTAGTGTACCCTTTGACTCTGGCCGTGGCAGTAAGTGCCACGGCTGCATAGACGAAACTCTGGACAGGAAAGGTAACCGCAGAACCCATAGCCGCGAACTTCTTCAATTCGCGGACTCCCTTAATCACGATCTCATCTTTGACATGAGTCGACCGTGTTCTCAGAAGTAGGTCTAGTACTGCATGGTTCCTATGAAAGAAGGACTCAACAGTCGCTAGAGACAACCTATCAGAGGCTGCGCTCAGGTCAACAGTTGCGACCCCAGAATCTCTCTTCGATGCCAAGAGGGCACCGAGTCTTGAGGGATCCTGATCATCAAAGGAGATCACCTTCCGGAGCAAAGGATGCATAGTCCTCCTTAGCTCCTTCATCAGCGCCTGTTGAAGGTACTGATGAGCTACTGGTTCCGACGCAATCAGACGTGGCTTCTCGTAGTCTTTAGGAACAGCAATTAGTTTTGCTGCAGCCTTTTGGACAACAAGGGTAACATCTGAATCAGCCCCTTCCGCGTAAGTACAAAAGTACTCATGCGGAAACTTCTCCTCTATAGAAAGAGGGTAGTTGGGGAAAGTGTATTTATCCCCTAAGTGGCTGAGATCGGACACAGCTCCGGGCCCATGCTTGGGTAGGAGTTCCTCAATGTCGACTTCAAATCGGGATGCAAGTGCTCCTGATATGAAATCGAGCATCAAGATATCCTCATCACTTCCAAGGTAGGAAGTGAAAGGACGAGAAGCCGCGTGTACTAGCGGCCCCATCTCGAAGGAGGAGTAGTCACGTAATCCTGAGTCGATTTCCCAGAACTCCGTAACAGCCTTCTCAATCCTATGCTGTTCACATCGGATGGTATACTTCTTCATGAAGTATAACCATTGCCGACAGATTAGCACGAAATCAGGATCGAGATCCCAAGGGCTGGGAGATGGAACCTGAAGACTAATCCCTTGAGACGCGAATAATGCCGTAAGAACCGGCACAACTCCGCGTCTATCAAGGATGTCTTCTGGAACCCCAGACCACTCGTCGCTCGAAAGCTCAGAGTCGAGCCACTTCCCTATTCTTGGGAATGTGACTTGCGATGCGTAAAAGAGCGCATCCGGTCCGAGATTCAAGAGCCAATTTAGCTCCTGTTCAAGGGCGGTATAGTGGCTTGTAGTAGGTAAACTCCTGACCTCTCTACCAAGTGATCGGTACAGAGATCTAAGTTCCCTTGCTTGTTCGTTAGAAAGCGCTGTCATGGGATTAGACCCTAGATTGTGCTCTCTCAAGCCTCAAGGCAACATGAGCAAAGTGCTCATATTGCTGATCAGTGTGCTGCAGTTCCCACCAACGTCGCCTTTGAGGCAAACGACGATGAGTACCACAGCCATCAGTATAGTGGCAGGCCAGGTCAGGTTCTTTCGAACCCGACTCAGCCCGACGCCCGTTGCGTGGTTAAACGCCACGTTTCAGCCATGCCAGGAGCTGCGCATTAGTCGAAGCTTCGAGCATGGTCGACAGGCCCTCGTACATATCCTCGATAGAGGCCAGTACCTGGGGCCCGTCCGAC